CGCGCCGCCGAGCGCCTGACCCAATTGAAGTAGGGCACCGGAAGCCTGCGTGGATGAGGTATGCTGAACCGCGAGCGCCTTACCGACGCCCTCAGTGAACTTGATGATCTGAGCCTGCGATGCGCCCAAGTCAGAACCCGCGCGTGCGGCTCGGGAATACAGGTCAACTACGTCGCTGAAGCCAACCCGAGTTCGTTGCGCCGCGGCGAACAGCTGCTCAGTAACAGTCTTGGCTTCGTTGGTCGATTTCGTCGCAATAGCGATCTGACCCGCGGCGGCGGACCAGGCATCAGCGTACTGTTTGACTTTGTCGATTGCGAGGAATGCGAGAACGCCGGCCAGAGCCTTCTTCAGGAGGTCGAGGCCGTCGGCGGATTTCTTCGCGGTGTCGCCAATGTCCTCCAGGTTACGTCGAACAACCTTGCTGCCTTGTTCCTGGATGACAATGTCAATGCGTTCAGTTGCCACAACCTATCTCCGGGCTCAAACGTACTGGTCAGAAATAATATGAGCGCGTGTCACTTCATCGACCGCCTCCAGGACCGCTTCTTCAACGAAGCCGGCTGGCGCTTGGGCGGAGGAACCATCATTCAATTCTTGAATGTAGGGAACATTATTGGTGATGTGTATTTCTTGGCCGGAAGTATAACCGGCTATGACGGTTTCAGCTTGATCTATCGCGGCTTGGGTATTGGCAGCGGCGGTCGAGCCGAATTCACCCGGGCTGTAGGGCTCGATTTCGGTATCAGGGGCAGCGCCCAAGGTAGCAATCCAGTTACTCCGGGCGCGTCCCGTATCGACGGGAGTGCCAGAAACAACGGCTTGGTCGGCGACAAGGGCGACTTTGCGAACGAGGGTGTCAGCGTTCTTTGTGACCCCCGCGGCTCGGACTCTGATGCGGCGACCAAAGTCATACAGATTTGGCACGGTTGGCACTCCAATCAAGGTACTTGGCATCAAGCCGGGAAACTAGCCAGAGAAAATCCTCACGCTGTTCCCCTTCAATCTCGACCGCTTCACAATATTCAATCATTTTCAGCAGTGAGATCGGCCCGAGGGAGAAGCCCACCGAACGGGTCGAAGTCAGGTCAACGAAGCCGCTGTAGTACAACTCCAGCCCCAACCATAGCTCCGGCGCGTTCTGTATCCGGTCGGGCAATGGGAGCCCGAACCGGAAACATTGCTCAATAATCTTTCCCTCTACTGGTCCTTGCTCGAATCCGTAGACAAGGACCGCCCAGAGTTTCCCAGGTCTGCTTCCAGGACTTCTTCGCGGAATAGCGCGATGGAAGCCGCTTGGTCCACGAGGTCCGCATACAGGTCCGGAAGATCGCTGATGACCTTCAGCACGTTATCGCGATTGAACGCGAGCGGCTTGCCGGTTTCATCTTCGACACCAATCCAGTCGAGAATACAATGATCAACAAAACAGTTTTTCTGCAGTTCGGTCGCCTGGTCATTCGTGAATGTACCAGCTTGAATCGACTTGCGAAACGGTTTGGCAGCACGTTCCATCGCCTTCGTGTAGGCTTTGTTGTCGCCGCCGGAGCGCGCGATGCGGATGCGCAGCGGGGTTTCGCCATCGCTCGCTTTTCCGTACTCCAACCAAACACCTTGTGTTTCCAGGCTCTTTGACGTTTTGAACGTATTGTACAGGCTCATTCTCTGTTTCTCCGTAGATGTAAGAAGGGGGCCGAAGCCCCCTGCGATTATACGTCAGCTAAGTTCGGAAGGTAAGGCATTTCATTGAACAGCAAGGTATGACCCTGCGCGCCTTCCGCGGCGTCGGTCGAGAGGGGCAGCGTGATGGGCTGATCCTGTTCAACGTTCAAGCGGCCATCGCCGAGCGCGATCAACGGAATGTCGAAGATCAGACCCGCGTTGTTTTTAACCAGCGCGAAGTCCAAGGTGACATCCGAGTTGTTGCGTACAGCTTGGACTGCCGCGATGTCGGCAAAGTACGCCGTGACGTTACCCGATACCTCGAAGGTGCCTGCGGTGACATCGAACGCGCCCAACACAGCGACCGCCTTGTTGGGCGTCACGTTGTTGTTAATGGTCACGGTCAGTTCGGTCAGGAACGCGAACAGCGGCGAGGGGTTCGTATTACCGGCGGTGATCAGGTGCATCTTGATCCGGCTGAAGTCCGAGCTGGTATTGAACGCCGGAGAATCGACCAAGTCAGGACGGGTGCCTGTCTTCACGCCGACTACGCCCGCGCGCTGCTCGTTATCCGTTGCGACGAAGCTCAGATCAGCAGTGACCTTATCGGCCTGTTTGATCTGTAACGCCATTTCGTTCGGGACCGCTCCAACCAGGTACTCGGACATCACGCCATCGGCGTCATTGCCCAAGGTACGTTCCAGCTGGTACGTGCGACGCTTGACCAAGCTCGGGGTTTTCTCGTTCTTGATCACGTTGCCGTAGAACACCTGGACGGTTTTACCCGTTCCGGTTTCAGTGACCATGGTCGAAGCGGTTTTGTCCAGTTCGATGTAGCTGGCCGCAACCGCGCGAACGCGAGCGAAGCCGTTGTTGACGGCGTTGGTAAAGCGAAGCGTGGCGCTATCACCACCAATGAAAATCCATTCGCCGGGGATCAGGCCAAAGGTAGTGAAGTCAACCGTGCCCGAAGCGCGGCTCAAGCGTGGGTACGATCCGCTGACATCGACGTTAAGAGTTGCCGAGGCGAAGCGGTGGCCGACCTTTTGGAGCTTGGCTGCAGCCGCCGGGGTTTCATCCGCCAAGTTCTCTGCAACCACCACAGTGCCTGCGGTTGAGGCCGTGACGGTCTTGAGGCCGTTGTTCGCAGCCTGGACGAAGCCCGAGGCCAGCACCAGATCGTCGAGCCCGAAGCCGGCAAGGCCTGTGGCCGCGGCGTAGGTGTCATCAGCGGTAGTTACGCCGGTCAGCGCGAGCGCAACGGCATTCATCGGCGCGGTGGTCAGCTTCTCGCGAATGTCCGCGAAGAAGAAGCCCTGCATGAGCCGGGTGAAGTTCGTCTGGGTCAAGTCCTGACCAAAGCCGCCGGAGGCGTCGAGGTCGGTGATGACGCCTTTCTTGCGTTGGCGGCTCGGGTTTATCGGGTTACGGGCGATCAACTTCAGCTGACCGCCAAAATCGTTGTACCCATTCGGCTCCCCTGGATACCAGATTGGAGTCACCGGGAGAACCTTGATGCTGGTTTCCTCCGCGTACCGCAAACCAGTTACGTTTGAATCAATCTTGTTCGCCATGTCGGTGCTCCTAAAAGGTGTCTGTTAGCGCATATCGTCATATCGAAATTCAACGATCATGTTGAACTGATAATGCGCTTTGCTGGGGCCAATTTCCTGAATTCGAGCGTTGCGAAACCAAATACCGCTCGCGGTTCCTCGCCCCTCATATGAGTCCCGGGCGATTATGCCTAACTTTTCAGCAAGAGACAAGCCTTGGCCTTTGCTGAGTGGCGCGAATACCTGGACCGTGATCAGTCCAGGACGATTAAACCGGCGCTGGCCGGTCGGTCCAAAGGTTGTTTGCTTCCCAGCGACATGCTTCAGGAAGTAGCGCGCGAACGGCTCCGCCGGGGGAGCCGGGTCCATTGGGTCTACGCCCTGCCATTCGATCCGAGGGACCACCCCACCATTAACCGCGGGTGTTTGGGCCTTCCAATAATCATTGAACAAGGCTTGCATTTCGTCCCGCGCGCTATCGAAGGCGGTCATTGCGTCACCCATAATTCATAAATGATCTTCTCGCCGTTGGGATCGAGAAGATCAGCGGCTTTCACCGTCCATATGCTTCCATCAGCGCGAATCAGGAAGCTGTTCAAGTCTGGATCGTTAATCAGCCCAACACAGGACATAAAGACCTGCTTGTCACCGATCCGCGCGAGCGTTCCGTCAGCATACATCTTGGCTGAATTCGCTTTCGCGACATAATTCAAAAACACGCACATTATCCCGGTTTGATCCACAGGGACCTTCGCACTAGGTTTCCAGGGATTATCCGGGTCATCAACGCCTGCCGGAAAAGTCCGCAGCGTCGTGGGTGCGCCGTTTTTGTCAATCAACTTCTTGGCGAGTGCTATTGCGCTTGCAAAGCGGGACATATCAGCCCCTCATTACTTGGCCGGC